CTACACTGTGGGCTAAATGTCAACTGTTATCTTGTGGAAAATTAAACTATGATTTTCTTTTCAGGAGGTACATAGAGATCTGATTTTTCCTCGAATAAGGAAGTATGGTAATCCGCTAAGTCTTTAGCCGGAGTTGTTACAAATAGTACTTTATCCCGGGATAGTGTTAATCCAGTGTTAGCAATATCTGAATATGGCATGAAAGGATACAATCCAATATTACCATTCTCACCAGGTAAGATAATAGTTACCTGAGTTAGGTTGTAGGTATTTTCAGTAGTACCAAATGTTTCAGTAACTGATGCTAGTAATTCTTCACCTGATGTTAATCGTACAATTTGTGCTTCACTCATTATATAGTCCTTTATGTTAAAATTGTTGACTAGTTATTTGGTAATAAGGTCAACTAGTCAAAACCTCACTAGCTACTAGGCAGCTAGGGCGTAAGCGTTATCATTTGCGTTTACTTTAGTTTGCTTCTTCGACCGGGAACTCCCAATCCTTACAGTCTTTAGCCTTGACTGATTCTCCGTTGTACCATACGCTACCCTGTCGAAACCAAAACAGCCCCCTCATAAGTACACTAGTTTCAGGCAATCTTATAAAGACCAGTCCACATAATCTAGTTATGCTTCACACCTTCGACAACTCAATGCCTATCCAGTAAGTCTAATGCACTTATGGTGGAGCTGGGGGGAGTCGAACCCCCGTCCAGAATAGATTTATACAACTTCAACGAATTATTTAATTATTACCTATATTATACTTAGGAGATAATGTCCAGTTGTGTTTCTCTTTATGAGAAATGATTTTAATGAGCCTTAACGGCGCACATTCAGTAGACTGAGTAGGATCAACTACTTGAACCAATCCCCAGTCTCCTAGCAGAGTAGCAATACTATTGCGTCTCTGTATATCCATATCTTCTAGATTAGCTTTCTTACCATCTAAAAGAAATAGTTCTTTGAAGTGAACTATGAAATATCTACCTTGCTTATGTAGAATATGACATGATTGAAATAGGGTATTATCTTTACGAGATGCTACTCCAATTCGTGTTAGGGTTTCCTTTACCTTTAGGAAGTCGCCTGGTTCATTCAGGGTAACTTCCAACATCATGGTAGGATTCCAAGATACTATGTTATTTAGATTTTCCACCTTTTTTAGCCTTTAAAATATCTACTTGTTCGGCCGTGATAAGGTGAGCAACTTGCTTTGCCTTTTCATTACTATAGCCATAACAATCTTTAATCAGTTCAATTTTATCATCTTCAACTGGCTTGACCCATTTGGAGAATCTTTTACGTTTTCTAACAATATTTATCAGAAACTGAAATTGAAGCTTTTTATCGGTATGGTGGAATTTGTTCATTTCATTAGCAAAGAATACAGTATCAGCAAAGTATGATAAGGATCTATTGACCATGAATGGGCTATAGGCTTTTTCACTTACATCATCAACCATAATATCTTTCTTACCATAGTTGATTTGGTTTACATATTCAAATGGATTCATAATTAATAATATACCTTCTTATTTGTATCTTTATTTACGCCGCAATATTCTTTACACACGTTTGGTGCCTCTTTACTATTGTATTCTAACATATTAAAGAAACTTATCCAAGTTTCTGAATTAAATACTTCTGTTACTATATCATCCACATTAGATATATTTAATTCAGGATTAAAAAAACCAGCTTTTTGAAAGTATGTGTTTCTACGATCAGCCCAACAACAAGGTAAGAAGTAACCTTCGGCTGTAAGTGATGGTTCTCTACCATGTATACATTGAGGTCTGATTTCAATCGGCAACTCTAATTCTTTCAATTGCGTACTCCTCTTTTGTTGGTGTCATTCCTTCGGGATGGCGACTCGATATTTTTAAATAAAACATGATCCCGTGTTTTCTAGCCATGTTTCTAGCTTGTTTAATATGATCCTGATTATATAGAAATGGAATATATTGCCAACGGATATTTGCACCCATTTTTGCGCCAAGCTTCATCATTTCCCATACTTGTAGCCCATCCTGTCCTACACGATATATATGAGACTCTTCTGGTAAACCATCTAAAGCAAATCTCCATGTAACGTTTCCATTATCAATAGATTGTTGAAATGCGGTTCTCCACCATTTCTCGGTTTTACCAGTGCCATTAGTAGAAATTGTCAAACGATCAAGAGTCTTAGACATTTCTAGTAGTTTTATGAACTTCGGGTGATATATTGGATCACTAATTTGACCACACATTGATATATTAGAAAATGAATCTAATAACTTTTGATAGTCTTCTAATGATATATCTTTAGCTCTTGCCACCATACTTGGATCTACTTGACGATCACACACTGGACACGCTAGCTTGCACTTATTACTAATATCGATATTAAGATCTCTTGTATAATATTCAGGTTTACTTGGAGGATGCATATTACTTAAATCTCACATTAGCCATAATTTCTGTCATACAAGCCACAATATTTAACTCATGGTCAGCTACAAAGGCATTCTTGTATTGATAATCCGCAAGGATCAATACTAACTGTGGAATAGAACTAGGATCAACATAGTCATACATTTTATCATATAGAGTTCTAAAGATAGCAGATGAATCTATATCGGTATTATTAGCTACCCAACCTCTCATAGATTTAAAGTTCTTTTCTTTAAGAGACTTGAATAGGGTATCATAGTTAGTATCACCAATATTAACAAGGATTCCTGCATCAATCTTACCACTAATAGCATAACGTTGTAGCTCATTAATAACACGACGGAAATCTGGAAAATGCTTCTGAACAAGGTTAGCTACTACAGCTTTATCGTATTCAACTGATTCAGTATCAAGGATAGTACATACACGTTTAAAGATATCTCCGGCGATAGCGGGTTTATCTTCACGCGGGATAGCAAACTCATATACAGAACATCTTGAGTGTAGAGGCTCAATGATACGATTCTTAAAGTTACATGTTAGGATAAATCTACAGTTATTAGAGAATTCTTCAATAAAGCCACGAAGCGCTGGCTGAGTAGATTGCGGGTTAAGGTAATCAGCCTCATCTAGGATAACTACTTTATAACCACCATGAAGTGATACAGTAGAAGCAAATTGCTTGATCTTACCTCGAAGAGTATCAATGTTACCTTCTTCAGATCCGTTGATAACAATATAGTCAAGGTCTAGTTGATTACATAGAGCTTTTGCTACAGTAGTCTTACCAACACCAGCTGTACCAGAGAAAAGCATATTTGGAATTTCTTTACCTTCTACAATCTTCTGGAAGGTATTCTTTAGAGATGCTGGAAGTACTGCATCATTGATATTAGTTGGACGGTATTGCTCTACCCATAGAAAATCTTTCATTATTCACTTGCCTCATATTAAAAATTATATTATACTATACTATACGTCAAAAGTAAACAATTACTTTTCTTTTTTATCAAACTCCATTAAAAATATTAATGAAGTCGCAGCGTGAGCTAGGTGACTAATATCTGTTTCTGGATCTAATTTTTCACCTTGTAAGTATGCTGAAATGTGTCGTAGGCACGCTGCTTCATAACGGTGTCTTTCTACTTTTGACCAATTAAATCTATCATACTTTTTAGCTCCATAAGTTAATACCTTTACGATATCATCTACAGGTCCAAAAGGTAATAGACTATAGTCTGGTTTATCTTGGTCGTATTTTATACCTTCACTCATTATATATCCTTCTGTTCATTATTTACGGGGTTTCATGATTCATGAACGTTTAGAATTGTTGAACATTACCGGACGATAAGATAATCTTACATATATGCTCTAATCGTTCTACATGTTCGTATGCACGCCATGGAGTTGTATCTACCGCAACTACACCATGTCCTTTGATACCAACAATATTACATTTAATATTCCCGTGTTCGTCAACACCCATATTCTCATGAACTCGATCTGCTAGCTCTTGAGAGATAGGAGGAACATCACCAACATTTGGTCCGATCGTACTATAACGATTTAATTCTGGAAACATCTTATCAATCTTTGATAAGTCGATACCAGCGTGCATAGCGGCTATGCAATAAGTTGGATGTACATGAACTACCGCTCTAGTATCTAATCCTTCTGGCATATTTTTTAGTAAACCATAATGCATAGGAAGTTCACCCGATGCTACTAGTTTCTCTGAAATATCGGTATATGGTAGATACTTAGGTCCATCAGGAGTGACTTCCATCTTTTTGAATTGGTCTGGTTGCAAGGTTTGTTTACGGATACCTGATGGTGTGATAAAAAAGTGATTACGATCTTTATGACGAATACTCATATTACCATCACGTGACGTAATCCAGTTGACATGATATGCTTGTTTCATAATATCACACATTGTTTCTAGCATAGTGTTTCCTTTGTTTGAAGCTACTTATTAAAATGAGCACTGCTGTTACTTTCTGAGGGTATTCATTTACCGCCTCTAACGGCTTTCTACAGCTGTAGCAAATTCCAAGTGGTCAGCGTACGTGTATGCATCCACGCCAGTACTCATTTTAATAAGCCCTCTACACCTTTAGCTCTCAGTGTATTAACGAGGGATACTAATCATATTTCAATCATTAAAGTGGCGAATAATGATAACATTTCCACTTAGTGAGCGATGATAGCCGAAACTGTTACGCGCCACTATTTCCAGTCGTTGATATTACTAAGAATTGGTTGGAGATTTGTATATTCTCCATTTAACATTTCCATAAGGTAATATCGTTTATTGTATCTATAACAATACAAGCTATAACAACCGATGTTTAGATCGAGGGTATATTCTGATAATCTTTCACCTTCTCTTCTAATAACATCACATCTGTCTTTAATATCCATTGATTAAACCTCATTCTTAAAGAATTCAGGAATATCTCTTTTAGTCCATTTCATATCAAATCTTTCGGCTTTTGTTTTATAAAATAGTTGGTATGATCTAACTGGATCAGATTCTATCTTACATTCTGGGTTAGATCCCATCGCTAATCTAAATTGAGTCATAGGCCCTTTAGATATATTCTTGGGTGGTACTACTAATTTAGACCATAGCTTAGTAAATGATAGATGCTGTTTACCATATCTATATTCATACTCTTTTGCTAGAGCATAAAAATGAGATAAATGCCATTTGTAATTAGCATCAGATTCCATAGTCCATAGTGTACAAGGGTGCTTTTTATGAGCAGCTTTATACAATAATGGATCAGCATCATCGCCATCAAGTAAACGATGAGCTGTACAAAGCATCTGAGCTGATTCTAAAGTCATCTTAACTACATGTTTATCACATTGTAGTTGAGCTGCCTTAGTTGGATTTGTGTCTAGTACGAAAATATTCATGTGAACTCCCGATTAATTTAAGTACATTATACCATCAATTAATCGGAATGTAAACAGTTATTTACTATTTTTCTTCACTTTTAACTGCGTTATCCGCCGCAAAAGCTTCAGCTAATTGAACGGCCTGGACAGCTTGATCACGTAGCTGTCCAATAGTAGATAGCTCTTCGCCTTTAAAACCTCCGCGTTGTACTACGGTATCAATTACCGCAATAGTACTACGAGCTACACGTGATGATAACTCATGAGTCTTATTCAACTCAGCTTTTAATCCTTTAACATTATCTGACATATTATATCTCCTTAAAATGATGATGTCTTTTCAACAGCCACAAAGTATTCGTGGCCAGTTTCGCTTTTAGTAAATCTAGAAATAAATTTAGATGAGATTTCAACTGAATAATCACCTGGCAATACTTTTAGATTAGCAATATTCAAATAAACCTCAAAACCTTCTACACTAGCTTCACCAGGTACATCAATAGAAAAGTTATTAGAAGTACTATTTTCTTTATCCATTACTGTTAATGTAATAGCACCGTTATTATTAGTAATACGAACATTATCATGACCTAATGCAGATGAAGCTCGTTTAACTCGGCTTAGAGTATTACCATCTAAATCAAACTTAATCTCAGCTTCTGGCATGATTAGTTCTTTTTCGCTCTTAGTTAACATATCCGGATCTGAATAGTAATATGTAATAGATGATCTACCTGCTGAATCAGATACTACAACACATTTATCCTGGAATGTCATATGAGGCTCATCAACAAGACTCAATACACTTAAAAATTCATTTAAGTCATAGATACTAAACTCTTCAGGTAGTTCAATATCAATATTAGCATTAGCAACAATATTCTTAGCTTCAGCAATAGTAGAGATATTAGTTCCACCTTTAGCTACGAAGTTAGGGTTAATCGATGCAAAGTTCTTCAATGTTTGAAGAGTTAATTCACTTACTTTCATATTATCATCCTTTATGTCAAATGTATTTTACTAAAATTCTTAATTTTCTTAAACTCTATTTTACTATCAAACTTACCATCTAATACCTCGCCTTTATGACTAATAACAAATACGTTTGTATCATCATCTAAAGTATATAGTATTTTCATTAGATTGTCAACACCATCATAGTCTAGAGATGAATCAAAGGTTTCATCTAGTACCAACAAGTTAGTAGCTACTGAGTTTTTCATCTTAGCTACTGCTCGCCATGTAAATAGTAAAGCCAGATCGATTCTTTGTTTCTCACCTTCCGAGAATGAGTCATATGTAAAACTATCGCGATGTCTAGATTTTATAGTCTCGCTAAAGTTCTCGTCTAGTTCGAAATGAACAAAGAAATCTAATACTTGAAGATACTGATTAACTAGCTTATTAATAATAGGAACATATTGTTTAATGATCTTAGTCTTAATACCAGTATCTTTAAGCATCTCGCTTATTACACTATTATACGATACTTTGTCTGAAATGTACACCTTTTTTTCATTTAATTCATTCTTTTTTTCATTATAAGATGTCATATCAGAATTGGCTTGCTCAAGATTACCACCCTTAGAATCTAACTCAACTAAAGCTTTTTGAGTAGATGTAATTTGGCTATGTAGGTGCTTGATAGAATTATTATTAGACGTCAGGGTAGAAGTATGATTACGTACTTCTTCTGATGTACTATGTAATTCATTAAGTACCTCATCAATAGCTGACATTTCATCATCAATACGTGTCAAGGCGGATTGTAACTCACGAGCCTTAGCTTTAGCCTGTTCTACTTTAGTCTGACGAAGATCATCATCAATAGACTGTGTACAAGTAGGACATGATGTATTATCCTCATAGAACTTAGCATCTTTAACAATAGAATTACTTTGTTGAGAGAACTGGGCTTTAAACTGTAAAAGCTTTTGTTTCTTCTCGCTAGATATATTCATATTATTTGTAAGACCATCAGATAGTGATTCAATATCAGATGATAACTTAATGTTCTCTTCTTGGATAGAGTCGATCTCTTTCTGGAATTTATCTATAGCTCTTTCATAGTTAGAACGCTGATCGTCATTGATAGCCGTGATATCTCGAATGTATTTACGCTGAGCATCAATCTTAGTGTTAATCATATCTAGTTCATGAGCGTTCTGTTTAGACATCTCACGCAAGGCTGAGTTCTTTTCACGCATCAACATATTCATCTTAGAGAATACACCAATATCAAGTAGATCTTCGATTACTTCTCTGCGAGCATTACTACTTAATTGCATGAATGGGATAAATGATGAGGACCCCAATACAACAATCTGATGGAATGATTTATGATTCAATTTAAGGATATTCTGTTCGAGAATCTTCTGATATTCCTTAGCATGAGAATCCTGATTAATCATAATACCATCACACCAAATTTCAAACGTATTTGGTTTAATACCACGAACTACTCTATAGCTAGATCCATGAGCTAAGAACTCTACCTCAATAGATGCCTCCTTACCATTGATAGAGTTGACTAATTGATTCTTCTTAATATTACGATGTGCCTTACCAAACAATGCGAAGGATAATGCATCCAGCATTGTAGACTTACCTGCACCATTATGACCCACAATAAGAGAGGTTCTTGTATCTTCGAAGTTAATCTCAGTAAAGATATCTCCTGTACTAAGAAAGTTTTTCCATTTCAATGTTTTAAATACTAATGCCACTATGCAATCTCCATACTCTGAGCCTCTACCATAAGAGCGCTAATCTCACGTTTAATTCTATCTTTATCTAGCGAAGTATCAACAGCGTCAATATATGAGTCCAATAATGTTTGAGTATCATCAACGGATACTTGATCATCTTTAATATTAGATCCAGTAAACTCTGCAAAATTCTCAGATATCTTTAACTCATGAATCTTAGTAGATTGTATACCATCAATGAATGCATCAAATTTTGATTGGTCTGATTTATTAATTACAATAACTCGCACGAACTTATCTTGAAGAGAATCGAAGTTATAATTAGAGTAATCTGTCTTAGCATCATCATAATAGACTTTCTCGAAGATAGTAAGAGGATTGCGTACAGACTCCAATTCTCCAGTTTCGGTATCTAAAATATGAAAATACTTAGGATCATTAGCATCACCTGCCATAAACTCCATTTGTGATCCAAGGTATGTAATATTCCCCTTAGATGATTTGGTATGGAAATGTCCTGAATATACTGCATCGAATCTACCAACACATGATGGATTTAAACCATGCTTATGTTCCACACCCTTCAATACTTCATACCCAGAGAATTCGAAATGACCCATAACAACATCAGCATCACATTCAGCCAGGAATTTAAGAGTATCATCTTCATTCTCTTCATTAAGCCAAGGGATCAAAGCAATTTTCATTGAACCATATTCAACTACGGTAGGTTCCATATGAATATTAACTTCATCTACATAGTATCCCAATAATTCTTTCAATGAGTTAAGATCGTTGGTATTCTTAAAGAATGTATCATGGTTGCCAGGAAAGATATCCATATGAATACCTTCACTACGAATAACTTCTAGGAAGTGCTTACGATTGCGATGAAGTGCTTTAAGGTTAATATTCTTTCGATTATCATAATAATCACCTAGGTGAATAATCTTATCGATATTATGTTCTTTCAGATAAGGAAAGAATATCTCGTTATAGAACTGTTCTTGATAATCAATAAAGATATCAGAAGAGTTACGAACGCCACAATGCGTATCGTTAAGTAACGCTATTTTCATTATATAATGTCCTTAGTATGTGCCCAACCTAAATCTTTTAAGTATTGGATATCTGCTTTAGCATGAATCCTCTCATGTTGAGATTCATCGTATCTAAAATAAACATCAGCAGTTGAGTATTTGTTAAATACATCTCCTATATTATATGATATTCCAGTGCCAATGTCAACAACTTTATGGTCTTTTTTTAGGGTATGATAATTATCAATGATAGTAGAAATAGCAGAGCACAGATCATCAACATGAATAAAGTCTCTAGTATGATCCGCGTTAACATACTCAACTTCTCTTCTCTCAATGCGTTTAAATAGCATGTCATCTCGTCCAGGCCATACTGTATGAAACCTCATGCCAATACTGTCAATAGCAAATCCTTCGGCCACAGCTTCAGTAGCTTTCTTAGTGGATGCATATGGATTAAGCCACCATTCATGAGCATTAGACGACGAGGCATATAGTATAGGACAACATTCGCTTTGACAGAATTCAAATGCTCTTGTTGTTCCATTAACATTAACATCCCAATAATACTCTGGACGTTTTACTGAATCCAACACACCAGACTTGGCTGCTAAATGAACTACCATATTAATATTGGAGTTTCTATACTTGTACCAGGCTGAGGGATCTCTAATATCCCCATCAAATGATACTACCTCATGGCCTTGATTCTGCAGATGGGAGGATAGATGAGTCCCAATCATCCCCTTCTCAGTAGTAAACGAACCGATCTCACCCTCTCGTTTCCATTCCACACCTGTTAGTAAGATTTTCATTCTTCGATGCCTCCTTACTCTTTAGCTGCTGCTAAAACAAACAGGAAATCGGCTAGATCTGAGTCGGCTTTAATCTCACGCTTCTTGCGTTTGCGCTCTTCTTTAGCATATTCTTTAACTAAAGTATCATTATACTTAATGGCATCTATACGTTCTTTTAACTCGTCAACGAAAGCTCCTGATTCATTATTAGAAGAACCGTCAGGACCAAGCATAGCTACATCGCTAAGAGTGGCTTCGGCCATAAATTTAACTTTAACATCAAATTGTTTCTTTTCTTTAGCAATACGTCTAAGGAACGCATACCAAGCAATTTGAGTAAAGTAAGAGAATGCGTTGGGATTACCCGAACGAGTAGCCGCATCGATATCATAATTATTAATGGCCTTTAGACAGTTCTCAACTGCATCCATTACCATCTCATCTCGATATGTATATCTAATGAAGTTTGGTTTATGAGAAAGACCTTCACAAATTTTTAAGAATGACATAGCAACATAGTCAGGAACAACTGGTAACGGATCACCAGATTCCTTAGCTTTGTTCATGTCTCGTACATAGTCCATAACAGCCAGAGAGAAATCTTTGTTATTGACGTAATGCGGTTTATCTTTAGGTTTCATAGTTATACTCACGTTATTAACTTATTA